TTCTGGTTTTTTATTATACAGTCATTCAAATGATTCACTTAACTTTGGGGCTGCACAAGCAGGTCGAGCCAAGGTATCCGCTGATGGTTTAACAGTATATCAAAACTTAATTCTTCAAAGTGATATTGTTTTTGAAGGTGCAACGGCTGATGACTTTGAGACTACAGTTACAGTAGCTAACCCAACCGCTGATCGAACAGTTACTATTGCCAACGAGTCAGGAATATTGGCAACCCGAGCTACGGCGGCGGCGTTTGCAAATTTGTTAGGATAAAAAATGACAATAAACGTTTTAGCAGCAACAAGCATCAAACCAGAAAGCAGAGTAGAGACATTAGGTACTGGTTTTACTACTATTTCTGATATAGCAACTTCTGATGAGGTTTTAAAGTGTGTCAGTATATACTTAGCAAATAAAACAACATCTACAGCTAATGTAACTATTCAATTTGTTACATCGGGAGGTAGCGCAAAAACTTTGGCAAAGGAAATTGACATTCCCCCAGATAGTACATTGCAGTTTGTTACAAAAGATGCACCAATTTATTTAGAAGAGGGCGAATATTTACGTGCATTATCGGGTACTGCCTCTGCCATTGATCTATGTTCTTTTTATGAAATGATAAGTGTGGCTTAATGAATAGTCAGGATTTTACTCTTACAACTAGCGGTACTATTTTAGTACCTACAACGGAAGTAAAAGATTTAAAAATTATGTCTTTAATTATTTCGAATGAATACGATGTAGACAAAGAATATTCTTTATTAAAAGACAATGAAGTTTTTGAAGAAGGAATTGTTAAAGGGCAATATTCTACATCAATTTTTGATAGAGTATATTTTGCACAAGAAGCAGGCACAGAATTAAAAGCTATAGGCAATGGGTTAACTTTACACATGGTTTATGAGGATTTAAATGAGTAAAGAATTTTCATATTTTGGTGGTCAAATTGGTGCAAATAGTACAACTACTATTTTAAATCCAAATACAGATAGTGCAGGTGTATTAAATCATGGTTCGTTATTAACGACAAACTCTCAATATATAAGAGTTGCAAGAGGAGAATCACCACAGGTTACTACTCCTGTTACAGTTTATCCTGCAAGTTTTAACCATGCAAGAAATACAGCACAAAGTACATGGGATGATACAGGAGTAATTACAGTAAGTGGAGCACCAACAGGGAGTACAGGACGGTGGTTATGGGTTTATAGAGGAATAGATGGTTTTAAAGCAGATTTTCAAATGAACGATTTTGATTTTAAAACTGCAATAGGATCAGATGCAAATGGTATTTTACCTAATACTGTTGATCTAAAAAGTTTTTTTGAACACCATACATATAACTCAAGTATACATATTTTTAGCAATTTTGATGCTGATAGTGAAGTAGACAGTCGATACACAACTATGATTAATGTAGGTTCATCTTCTGATGGAACTCTTTTTTTTGATGTTGGAACAACTGGAGACAGTAGATGGAGAGTGCAAAATGCTACTCCTGGATCAACTGGTACTGGCATAGGTGATAGTGGTAATTTTTTTATTTATTATGAAGCAAGTGGCAGTTTTGTAGGGGGAAAAGTAGGTTTACTACGCACTAAAGCAGAACTTACTTATGCCTCTGGTGTTTCTCCTACTTGTCAATTTTCTTATGCGGTTTCTTCAACACTATCTTCTAATGTTGGTGAGTGTCAGTTATATTGGGTTGTTGAGGGTTAAATGTTAGGTTTTTCGCCCATAGCGGCTGCGCCACTAGCTGATAGTGGTATTGCCGTAGTTGCATTAGTTTTTTCTGACATAACCACAACACCAGTTATAGACACTCTAACTGTTTTTGAGAACGAACAATTTGTTTTTAATGACATAGTTGTTGGTACTCCTGTAATAGATAGCCTTACTGTTTTTGAAAACGAACAGTTTGCTTTTAATGACATAATTACAGGCGCTCCTATAATAGATCAAATTAACGTCTCAATTACGTCAAATTTAGTTTTTCAGGATATAATTACTGGCTCACCTACTGGAGCAATGCGTTTTGTATGGGATACTCAAGAGCTTGCGGCGGGAACTTGGTCAGATCAAACACTCAATCCTATCTCGTGGTCAGATCAGGCGGCGAGTGGTGGGACTTGGCAAGATGCGTCAAGTGCAGCGGGATCTTGGAGTGATAGTGCTCAATCTGGCGGTAACTGGACTGATGCAGCATAGGAGAATTAAATGATACCTTTTGGTGATTGGCTTCCAGATCAGTCAGACTTGAACAATCCAGGAGCAACTGTCGCACAAAATGTCATTCCGGCGGCAAGAGGTTACAGACCGTTTTTTGGTTTGTCTGAGGTGAGCGCAGCGGCTGACAATCGAATAAGGGGAATTTACGCTACTAAAAACAATGCAAATACAGTCTCTATTTTTGTCGGGGATCAGGGCAAGTTATACCTTATGAGCAATGGTACATTTGCACTTGCTGACGTAAGTGACGCAGGTGGTTATACGCTTACAGGAGATGAGCAATGGCGATTTGTAAGGTTTGGAGATGACGTTATTTCGTGCGGTAGTGATGATGATGTTTTGCAAAAGTTTACCATTGGCACAAGTTCAGCTTTTGCTGCAATCTCTGGTGCTCCGGCTGCAAAGCATTTAGCGGTTGTAAGAGATTTTGTGGTTACAGCTAATGTTACCTATTCTTCAGCTACATATCGCTCTAGAGTGCGTTGGTCACAGATAAATGATGCTAATTCATGGACGTTAGGAACGGCGCAAGCTGATTTTCAGGACATTGCTGATGCAGGTCATATAACTGGATTAGTTGGTGGTGAGTTTGGCGTTGTTTTGTTGGAAAAAGCCATTGCTCGTATGCAATACGTTGGTTCGCCTTTAATTTTTACGTTTGAAAAAGTAGAAACAAGTCATGGGTGTAATTATCCAAACTCAGTTGCAGCACTTGGTCCTTCTCAAGTTTTCTATCTTGCTGATGATGGGTTCTTCTTTTTTAACGGAAATCAATCGGTCCCTATTGGTGCGGAAAAAGTAGACAACTTCTTTTTTGATGATGTAAACTTCCAATACATTGAAAGACTTAGCTCAGTAATAGATCCGGAAACGCAAACTGTCATGTGGTCTTATGCAGATCGTGATAGCACCGGAGAGCCAAATAGGATCTTGGTGTATAATTATGCTGTGCAAAAGTGGTCAATAATACATATAGAGCATGAGTTCTTAGGTTCATCTTTAACACCAAACATGACGTTAGAGGGTTTAGATAGTTTAAGCAGTAGCTTGGACGCATTAACTACTTCATTAGACTCAAGGTTTTACGCGGGTGGATTTTTTCAATTATCTGCCAGTAAAAACAAAAAGTTACAAACCTTAACTGGTGCTCAATTAGATGCTGTGTTGGAAACAACTGAGTTTGAAGTTGCCCCAATGCGTCATTCTTTAATAAAAGGCGTAACGCCTTATGTAACTTCTAAAAATGAAGTAGCTCCGACTATCTCAGTTCAGGTGGGGTCTAGATCGCGTCAGATTGATGCGGCTTCATTTGGAAGTGCAGTAAGTTTAAATAACGATAACAACTGTCCAGTTAGATCGAATGGCCGATACCACAGGATAAGGGTTAATGCCAGTGGTGGTTGGCGTTACGCTTTGGGCGTTGATGTTGATAGCGTTGCTATTGGTAAACGATGACAGAGATAAATTATGTTAAGCTTCCGCAAAGCGGTGGCACACCAAGAGAAACGGCAAATGTTGTCAATCTTTTGGTGGATGGTAAAATAAATGCGGCGGGTACAGTTACACTAGGCGCGAGTGCAACAAGCACAACCATAACAGATTATAGAGTGGGTAGTGAAAGCGTTATTGTTTTTACCCCAACAACAGCAAATGCGGCGACTGAACAGGGCGGCGGCACAATGTTCCTATCAGCGAGGGCAAAGCAGAGTTTTACTTTAACTCACGCTAATAACTCTCAGACGGACAGAACGTTTATATACATAGTTATTGGATAAAAATGAAAATA